CGAAACTTTATTTGACTCAAGGCTGATTTTATGATAGAGCTCATTTTACCATTTCCCCCAACAGTTAACTCATATTACACTCATACGAGGAATGGAGTGTTCATATCAAAGAAAGGTAAGGTGTTTAGGGGGCAGGTCGCAGCGGAAGTTTTAAATCAATTAGGAGGGACATTTGCCACTTTGGAAGATACTATCTATTTAGAGGTACTCTTATCTATGCCTGATCGTAGGAAGCGCGATCTGGACAATTACATGAAGGCGCTCCTTGACGCTCTAACTCATGCCAGTCTATGGGAAGATGACTCTCAGATAGACCAGCTCTCTATTTTCAGAGGACCACCCTCTTCTCCAGGATCTGTCACCCTCAGAGTCTACTATCCCGCTGGCCCCATCATATCCCAGTTGGTTGATTGAGGGCAGCACCCAGCGGAGTCCCTTACCGAAAAGGTGCCAGTTAACACTTTTGGGTCAAATTTACCATAAGCTCATATCCATATGTTAGTGGTAGTGGATTGGTCTGGCCACAGCTGAATGATTATCATTCTCATTTGATAATGATTCTCATTCTCAAACGCGAATGATTCTCATTCTCATTCGTAAACGCGAATGATTCTCATTCAATACCAGTCAGAATTAGCTCAAACTTTCTCTTTACTTATACCTATATATAGCGGATAATATCACCTCGCTCAAACGAAACGGGAAAGTTCAATGAATACCGAAACGATATTGAAAGGGAAAGTTTACGTAGGCCTAAATAGTACCGTGACCTTGATATTAGCTGAAGGTCAAGGCTTACCTACTTATAAGGTTAAAACCCGTCGCTTCACTAAGGTTAGCTTTTATTATTCCTCAAGTTTACCGTTAGCTGAAGCGTATTATCAGAATGAGATAAGCGAATTCGATCAAGTAAATAAACTCAAATTTAGCCTATAAATAGCTAGACTTTCCCGCTAGAATAGCGGATAATATCACTTCGGTTGAGGGGAGATTCACTCCCCTCCCGACCTAAGGAATACTTATCATGAATACTATTATTGACTTCGTCTCTTCTACTTCTAGCGATATAGGTAAGGTAGAAGTCGCTTTCGCTATACTTGAGAAGCTTCTCCCCGAAACCGCTGAACGTAAAGATTACGCTTCTTACCTGACTATCGTAGGATATAGGGCGGGCGATATTGCTAGCGTTACTAAAGACCTAGCGCGTAATCGCTCAACTAAGTTTGACCCTCAGTTTAGGGCCGACGTTATCAGCGGCGTTTTGAATAGCGTATCGGAAGTAGAAGCGTATATTAAAGCTAGTGATTCAGCTTCAGAGAATACGCTTAAGAAAAAAGCGTACTTCGAAAAGGAACTTAAACTTTCGCTTGACTCACGCGCTAACGAACGTCAGAAGGTTTACGCTGAACTTAACCTTGATTCAGAAGGTAAGGCTATCAAGAAAGGGAAGTAAAGCGAACCGATAAGTCAAGCTGAAGTTTAGCTTGACTTATCTTTCACGGTAAGGTAGCGTTACGCTAGCGTAGCGTTACCACCACCCCACCACCTGGGTGTTGGGTGTGGGTGTGGGTGTTGTCCGGCTGCCACACACCCGACAAAAAAAAAAAAATTTCAAAAATTTTCCCGAAACCAACTCCACCATCTCCTACATCTACTCCATCGTGATAGCTGAAATGTGCGGAAAGGGGTTGGAAATGGGCAAATGGCGCAGCACAGAGGACAGGCACACAGGAGCGGAGTCCCTTCCCGAAATCAGGGGCTTTTCTGGCGCGAGTCCCCTCAGCCCACGCCTAAGCTCTCAGGCGACCCGTTCTCAGGTTACTGACCCGTTAGCCTACCTTCCTATAACGGCCCTTAAACGCCCTCATACGCGCTTAAATAAGCCCTTGACTCAGCCCCTATTATCTGATATAATGTCAGTAAGCCTCCCAGAAGGTGTCCACTACCTCCAACTCCAACACCCACGGAGATCCCCATCATGACAAATACAAATACAACTAGACTGCCGCGAATACCAAAGCAAATGAGAGAACTTGAGTCTGAGCTTTCTTATCTCCTGTACACAGACCTTGAGCAGATTTACGCTACTGCCAGAACCCTAGCCCTCCAAGATTGCTATGACCTCCTTGGCCTAGACCCTATTGACATCCCTGAACGTGATCAGCTTTTTGCCCAAGCAGCTCATAGGCAAGGAAGAGCATATGCTATCTCATATGCTGGCAATCAGCTCTTTGTCCAAATGGTAGGCAAGTCAGCCCTGCAAGCATCCCTTGAATACCTAAAAACTATGTCAGGCACTTTCACTGCCGATATTGACACTCCTACCTCTGGTAAATCAGGTGGATTTCAGTTTAATGTTAATCTAACAGATAATGAGGACAAAAAGACATCTAAGCCACCTGGCACAGACCTAAAGGCTGTTAAATGAGGGATGTCAACTATTATGCTTCTCCCACCACGAACCGATTTCATCGGGACGACCACTTTGTCCGTGCACTTATCGGGCCAATTGGATCCGGGAAGTCAGTTGCATGTATCGTGGAAATGTGGATTAAATCCCTTTCGCAACTACCAAATAGTGAAAACATCCGTAAGACCAGATGGGTCATTATCCGTAATACGTACAGAGAGCTTATTGACACTACCATTCAAACCTTCTTTGATTGGATCCCAGAATCACTAGGCGTTTATAAAAAGATTGACATGAAGTTCAATGTCACTCTCCCCTTACCAGATGGTACAGTTGCACAAATAGAGTTCCTGTTCAGAGCACTAGATAAGCCTGATGACATCAAAAAGCTCTTATCACTCGAAGTCACTGGCGGATTCATTAACGAGTGCCGAGAGGTGCCCAAAGCAATCCCTGATATGCTAATAGGCCGATTAGGCCGTTACCCCAATATGATGGATGGAGGCCCATCTTGGCACGGCCTCATCATGGATACCAACCCGCCTGACGTGGATCATTGGTTTTACAAACTCTTTGAGGTAGATCAGCCTGACACTTACAAGCTGTTTCATCAGCCCTCTGGACTTTCCCCTGAAGCAGAGAATATAGCTAATCTGCCCAAGAAGTATTACACCAATATGCAAGGCGGCAAGACTCAGGAGTGGATAAATGTTTATGTGCATGGACTCTATGGATTTATCGCCGATGGTAAGCCAGTCTGGCCACAATACAACGATGATATCCATTCGACTCTTGAACCGCTCAAGCTACTTAGTAGTGCTCAAAGCTTTATAGGTATAGATTTTGGGTTAACTCCTGCTGCTGTATTTGGCCAAAAAACTGCCTCTGGTCGATGGCTTATTTTCGATGAATTGGTCACTACTGACATGGCAGCAAAAGATTTCGGTAGATTGCTTAAGACTCATATTAATCACCATTATCACGATTTCCAATTTGACATATATGCAGACCCTGCAGGAGACACAAGGGCGCAGACTGATGAGATTACACCTTTTCAGATCCTTGAAGCAGAAGGGATTATGGCGGTGCCTGCCTATACTAATGATGTTGTTCTGCGAATTGAGTCTGTTGTTTCTACTCTCACTAGGCTTGATTTTGCTGGTAATCCTGGATTTGTCATAGGGCCAAAAGCAACTACTCTTAGAAAGGCCATGTCAGGTGGATACCATTACAAGAGACTCGCAGTTAGCGGTCACGAAAAGTTCCAAGATAAACCTGACAAAGGGCAATATAGCCATGTAGCTGACGCTTTACAGTATATGATGGTTGGTGCTGGTGAGGCTACTGACTTAATTTCATCATCATCACACGGCAAAAAGCTGGATTATTCTGAATCAGATAGGGCAATTTTGTAGAATAAATGTGGATAGGCTAGCTACCGAAAACCAGTCCCTTACTGGCTTCCACATTACTTTTTAAGGACATGCTAAAGGAGTATGATTATGATTACGGCAGAATATGTACGAGATCACTATAATTACGATCCAGTGACTGGTATTGTGACTTATAGGAAAAATAGAAAGTTTGTTTTAATTGGATCAGAAGTTGGGACTAGAGCTTCTGCTGGTATGAATGGTAATAATCAATACATTAGGACAAAGTGCAAAGGAAAAGTATATAGATTGCACAATATAATTTTTCTATATGTAGAGGGGAGATTACCAGAAGGCCAAATCGACCATATTGATGGTGATAAGTTAAACAATAGATGGGACAATCTCAGAGAGGTAACCCAAAGTGAGAATAGTAGGAATAGACCATATTCTCAAATTGGGATCTCAGGGGTGCCAGGAGTGTCTTGGAATTCTGCTAGGGAGGAGTGGAAAGTGTCTGTGAATGGCAACGGCAGGAGGATCCACTTGGGCTATTTCGATGATTTCGACAAGGCTTGCGAGATTCGTGAAGATGCTGAAATAGAACACAGTTATCATGAAAATCATGGACGGGCGATACTCTAATGGCTAAGGGGCTGCAAGATATTGTCAATGGAATTATGTCGAAAGCAACTCGTCGGCAAGAAATGGGCTTTGGCCCTGAGACATATTATCATGGTACTAGGGCAGATTTTGATGAATTCAATGATGACATTTGGCCTCATGTAGGCACCCAAGAACAGGCAACAAGGAGGCTTAAGCAGACTCGTGGTATGTATGGTCGCGAACATGGTATGGATGCTCCTCAGCCAGAGCAAATCATGCCTGTGAATATCAGAGCCAAGAATCCTTTGACAGTGGATGATGTTGGAAATTGGGAAGACCCATGGCTTATAGCTGATGAATTAAAGCGTTTAAATTTTAGAGATGGTAAATATACCCAATCCCTTATAGAGATCATGAATCCAGATGACGACATGGTCGAACATTTCGGCAGAGAGGGAATGAATCAAAAGAACATGAATAGGCTCAGAATAATACTTGAGAATGAAGGGTATGACAGTATAAAGTATGTCAATACGGGCGAAAGTAGTATTGAGGATGCTGTTGATACATCAATGATTCTGCTAAGGAATAATCAACTTCGCGATACACGAGCTAAATTTGATCCCGCATTTGCTCACTCTGGTAATCTCATGAAGGGAATTACTGGTTTAGGCACTTTAGGTGTTGCTGGTTCTTCCATTAGGTCTAATCTGTCTTATGCTAGTGAGAATGACAGCCCTGAATTGAAGCAACGTCTAGAAGACATAAAGCTCATGAGGATAGGTGGAAGGCCAAAACCAGTTGAAAGGCACCCAATGGCCCAAAATATTGGTGATGCTGTCTCCAAGATCAAATTGCCAATTGTGGGAGAGATGTTTCCAAGTACATCTAGATACTTTAAAGAATTCGGTGATAGCAAGACGAAAAGGGATAAGCTCTTAAATGCAGCTAGTGCAGCATGGGAGTTCAATCCACTAGGCATTGCATCTGGTATATTTGGCGATATTGCATTAGAATCTCAACGTGATGACAGGGGCGAGCAATGAGCAAAGAAGCGCAGGAAGCATGGACAGATTTGAAAAAGTGTATTGCTGTGGATTACTATATTGGTCCAAAGCGACGTGAATTGATTGATGCTTCTTTTGAAAAGCCAGCTCCAAAGGCCAAAGCAGTAAAAAAGCCGTCAGTGAAAGTCAATGGTGGTTGAGATGACCTAAGGGGATAAGCAATGTTGGGGATTAAAGAAGCTGGGGAATACATCAAAGTATCTACTCTGATAGCTATTATTCCTATTCTTGCCTTCTTTGATTATCGCCATGTAATTGCCTCTGATTTTGAGAATCACCAACAGCAGCATATTTTGTCTGATATTGACTGGTATGAGGAGAGGGTGGAGGATCTACAGGTGCAGATTATCAAGCTGGAGTCCTTGGAAGAGATCAATGTAATAGATGCTGCTGCTCTAAGCGCATATGAGCATAGAGTTGAAAGATACATACGGCGAATTAAAACACTGAGAACCGGAATTGAAAATTAATCAATGGGTTGGAGTTCTAGATGGCTTTGGATGAGCGGCAAATCCTAAATATAGTATCAGAAGAATTGTCTCAGTCCTCTGGTGGAAATGAGCATGACTTCATTGACTCCAATCGCAAGGATGCTCTGGCTGCCTATTTAGGACAGAAGGATGGCAAAGAGACTGAGGGCAGGTCACAGATTATCTCCACTGATGTTGCTGATGCTATTGAATGGCTGATGCCTGAAGTGATGAAGGCATTTACCCAGAACAATGAGGTTGTTACTTTTGACCCAGTATTTAATGGTGATGAAGAGCAAGCTGAAATGGAATCTGTCTTTGTCTATGACATTCTGATGAAGGACAATAATGGCTTCCTAGCATTACACCAATTCTTCAAAGATGCCTTGATGCAGAAGAATGGCTTTCTCAAGGTGTTTTACGAAAGCAGTGAAGAGTCAACTACTGAGCACTATACTGGACTCATAGAGCAAGAATTACAAGCATTATCTGCTGATCCTGAGTGTGAAATTGTCGAGATGACTCAGGATGTTGATGCAGAATCTCAGCTTCCTATTGCAGATGTTAAGGTTAGGAGAACTGTTAAAGACAATAAGATAAACGTTTTGTGCATCCCACCAGAGGAGTTCCGTGCTAACAGGATGCATAATCAAGTGGATCTATCCACAGCTCGATTTACTGCCCATGTTGTCCTTAAGACCGCTGGCGATTTGGTCAGAATGGGTCACAGTAAGGAGTTTGTGGATAGCATCCCGTCATCTCAAGTGTATACTGATGACAGGGAATATCGCTGGTACATGCAAGATGAAGTGGCTTATCCCAATAGGGAGATAAACAGTGACCCATCCCTCAGAACTATTGAGGTGTCTGAGTGCTATATGCATATAGACATCGATGAGGATGGCATTCCTGAGCTAATGAAGATTACAGTTGCAGGAGGTGACAATCCTGACATTGTGCTAGACATGGAGCCTGTAGATGCAATCCCTTTCATATCCTCAACTGCTATTCTTATGTCTCACAAGCTTTTTGGTCTTTCTATATATGACAGACTGAAGCAAATTCAAGACCAGAAGACAACTCTCTGGAGAAACATCTTTGACAACCTGTACCTTCAGAACAACCAACGTACAATAGCTGTTGAAGGTCAGGTCAATCTGGATGACTTGATGACATCGAGACCCGGTGGAATCATTAGGGTCAAGCGAGCAGATGCAATACAACCATTTGTAACGCCTCCGCTGAGTGGTGATGCCTACACCATGATGGAGTATCTAGACAAGGTACGGTCTGGAAGGACTGGGGTGACTCCAGAGGGGCCAATTGCTGACTCTCTCATAGGTGACAATATGGGCTCTGAAGGAGTCCAACAGATGATGAACCAGCGAGAGGAACTTGTTGGTCTTATCATTAGGGTATTCGCCGAGACTGGCATCAAGCCTCTTTGCTGGATGATCAGAGAGCAATTGATCAAGCATCAGGATGTGATGTCTGATTACAAGCACAAAGGAAGGTGGATTCAGGTAGATCCAAAGAGGTGGCGCAAGCGGAAGAATTCAACCGTTCGGGTAGGCACCGGTTCTGGAAATCGTAAAGAACAAGTCATGACAATGACTCAGATCCTTACCATGCAGCAGCAGATTATGGCCAATCCAGCTCAGTCACTTATGACTGAAAAGCACCTGTTTAAGGCTATGCATGACTATGCTAAGTTCGCAGGATTGGCAGGAGTAGGACAATACTTTTTGGATCCCGAAAGCCCTGAAGGTCAGCAGAACAAGAAGGGTGTTGACGAGAAGAATGCCAAAGAGAAAGAGCAAGTTGACAAGCGAGAGAATTCTCTGGCTGAGGCTCAGGCAAAGATTGCCGAAGCCGAGCTTGGCAAAGCTCAAGCTGCTCAACAGTCAGTACAGCTTAAAGGGCAAGTAGAACAAGTTAAGAGTCAGCTGGTTCTGCAAGAGCAAGAGTCTGATCTCCAAATTGACATGCTTAAGCAGAGACTTTCAGAAGCTGAAGCAATAGCGAAGGCTGATGGTGATGATGCGCAACTTCAATTCAAATATTGGGAGGCTAGGCTGAAAGCTCAAATGGAGCAAGAGCGTCTAAACTCTCAAGAACAAGTAGCCAAGGAGAATAGAGGTGCTAGACAACAAGGAAGCACAACTGGAGCTGGAGAGGGCAAGGGGTGAACTTCACCAGAGATCGTGGAGTGAAACTGTCGAGCCTTTCTTTGAGTCAAAAGAGCAAGAGTTGTTCGAGGCTTTTGTTGACTGCCCTACTTCCGAGAAAGATACATTGATAGATCTGAAGATGCAATTGAATGTTCTAAAGGCAATGAAGGTTCATTTTGCAAGTTACATTGAAACAGGCCATATGGCCTCACAACAGCTAGGAGAACGAAATGAGCACTGATGACAACACTATTGCTACCCCATCTGTAAATGAAGGGGCGCTTGATGTTGCTGGAAGGATCGAAGAAAAACTCTTCGGTAGCAATGAACCAGAAACGGATACTGATGAAGTAGTTGCCAGTGATGCTGAAGAGCTACCTGAAGGCAACGACACTCCTGATGGCGATGAAGATGGTGAAGATGATTTAGAGAAGATAGCCGATGGAGATGATCTTAGCCTTGCCGATTACTTGGGAATAGAAGATGATAAACTGACTGTTACCGATGATGGCACAGTTAGCTTCACTGCTACGATCAATGGCGAGAAAACAGAAGTTCCCCTAAAGGAGCTTGCTAAGTCTTATCAACTTCAAGGGCATGTCAACAATAAATCAATGGCGCTTGAAACTGAGCGCAAGGAGTTTGAGGAAGCAAGAAATACCGCAACTAGCGAAATCCAAGAGCGTATACAGACTGTCAATGGCATGTCTAAGATGTTCGAGGAGCAGCTGGTTCAAGAGTTTAATGGCATTGACTGGGATGAACTTCGCCAACAGAATCCCGCTGAGTGGACTGCCCTAAGGCAAGAGTATGCGGATCGAGCAAATCAGATCCAAAATATTCAAGCCAATATACAGGAAGAGGGCAGGAAGGCTTTTGAGGAGCAGAAGGCTAAGATTGAGCAGGATAGCCGACAGCACCTCGCAGCGGAATTTAGTAAAATGGTTGAGGCCAATCCCGATTGGAAGGATAAGGATAAGTTGAATGCTGACATGGCCAAGATGAAGGAGTTTACTTCTTCTACCTATGGCTTTAGTGAGCAGGATATGGCTCTTGTCACTGACCATCGCCTAATAGCTCTGATTCAGGATGCCCAATCGTTTCGACGAGGAAAGGCATCAGTTGCAAACAAGAAAGTCAATAAGCTTCCCAAATTTCAGAAGCCTGGGGCTTCGCAGGAAAACGTGCAACAACTTACTAAAGCTCGCAGCATCAAAGTCAAGAGACAGACTTTGCGAACTTCTGGTAATGTACGGGATGCTGCGGATCTTATACTTGATCGTATGTAATGGAGAAATATCATGGCACAAGCAGTTGGCGCAAGAAGCACTTATGACGAACCCATCGCTACTGGTGGTAACCGTGAAGATTTGAGTGACGTTCTGTGGGACATTACCCCTACTGAAACTCCTTTCCTCACAGCAGCCAAGAAGATGAAGTCCACAGCGACTTCGCATGATTGGCTGACCGATGAACTGGAAGATGTGGCAGCTAATGCTCATGTTGAAGGTGATGATGCAGTTCCAGCTGATGCAGCTTCCCGCGTTCGGCTGGCCAACTACACTCAAATCTTCAAGAAGCATGCTGTAGTAACTGGCACGCAAGAGCGAGTCCTGAAGGGTGGTGGTGTTAAGTCTGAGATGGCTTATCAAGTCGCACGACGGATGAAGGCAATCAAGCGTGATGCTGAGGGTGCATGTGTAGGTACGCCTAATGCCAAAGTAGCAGGTGATGACACTACTGCTCGTGAAATGGGTAGCTTTGAGACTTACATGACTGCTGTCACTTACTTTGGTGGTGTTGGATTCGCTGCTCCTACTGGTAATGGCGTTGACGTAGGCACTCCTGGTACAGGTCGCGACCTTGATGAGACCATCCTGAAGGCTGGTCTTGAGGCTCTCTGGGTTACCAGTGGTGGCAACGAGAACATCCTTGCTCTTGTTGGGGCGCATAACCGTGGTGTTATCTCAACCTTCACCTCTTCAAGCACTCGCTATGTCACTACTGACGACCGAAAGTTGGTTGCTAGCATTGATGTATATGATGGTGACTTCCATACCGTTACTGTCACTCCTGATCGCTTCAGTGACCCTGCCTCTCTGTTCCTGATTGACACAGAGTATGTCGGTATTGCTGATCTTCGGTCTGTCTTCACAAAAGACCTGGCAATTCTTGGCGATAGCACTCGCAAGGAAATCGTCTGGGAGACAACTCTTGAAATGTGCAATCCAGAAGCCCATGTTCAGATCGCTGGTCTGAATGTAGCTTAATAATTACCGTGGGTGGTAAAACCTCGGCGGGGCTTACATAGCCCGCCTTTTTCCAAGGAGAGTAATGTGAAAATGTCAAGTGGAAAGACTACCCCTATGAACAATAGGGCTCCCAAAAAGGCTAACAAAACTGGCAAGACAAGTGAGGGGAATATTGCATCCTCTGGGAAAAAGAGTGCAAGGGGAAAAAAGTTTGAAATGTCTGCTGGCGACTTTAGCAAATTGAGTCATAGAAGATGAAAAAATCAACGTCATTCGACCCAAGGACGGGATTCCGCGAGGAGTTCCACTTTGATGAACAGACTAACAAAGCTACTATCTACAGAGAGCAAGATGTAGAGGGTCAGCTTAAAGCCAATCGAGAGGCTTATAATAGTCATGGCAAGCGCAGCGGAGGTGGTGAATGTGGGGGTGCTCGTCATGTCGCACGCATTCCCTTAGTCGTAATTGAGAGGTGGAAGACAGAAGGATTTGACTGGTTTAATTCAACCACAAAAGAGAAAAGAGCTAAATTGAATGATCCTGACAATAGGTTCTTGAGAGTATATCCAGGGAGATTATGACATGACTCGAAAAAGTCTTATGGATACGAATGTGAGTCTAAAGGCTAGTGAGAAGCGCTTTAAGCAGGCCAAGAATGCAAATAGGCTCAGGAAAAAGCCAAAGCCAAAGACTGGCCCTAGAGCTGAGCCTAGAGAGACAGCAAATACTAGGAGTAAGCCAAGGGCAAGCACTAAGTCAAGACCAAGAAGTAAGTCGAGATGACAGTGTATCCAGGGAGGTTGTAAATGAATTATACAGAATTAGTTGATGCTTCAAAAGCCTATGCTGACCGGCAAGATATTGAGGTGTCTAGCAATATGGATGTCTTTATTGCTATGGGTGAAGGCAGGATCAACAGGCTCTTGAAGACTCGCGAGCAATCCTGTAGGGCTTATATTATAACAGTGGATGGCCAGGAGTATTATAGTCTTCCATCAGATTATGTTGGGATGCGTAACATCCAATTGAACTCTGGCTCTCCAGCCTCCAGTCATAAGGTGACTCCATATCACTATACATCTCCTGAGCATATGGATCACATAAGGCAGAATGTCAGCTCAGGCAAGCTATACTATACTGTTATAGCAAATCAAATTCATGTATATCCATGCCTGGCATCAGGGCAGACTATTGAAATTGTCTATTACCAGAAAGTTCCAATGCTAACTAGCAGTGCTGTTACAAATTGGTTGTCTATTAACCACCCTGATGCCTACCTCGCAGCTATATGTGCTGAGATAAGCCTGTTTGTAAAAGATTATGAAGTGGCCCAATTATGGGATGTTAGGCTGACCAGAAGCATCGATGAACTTAAAGATAGTGATGTTGAGGAAAGGTGGGCTGGATCAAGCATGACTATTAGGACTTTGTGATGACTAATGTAGCTGATTGGGTAGGTGAAAGTAGTGCCACTGTAGGCACTGGTGATTTGACTTTAGGTGGCGCTCTTCCTGGCTATTCTGGCTTTTTCGCCTCCGCGTCAGGTGAAGTCTGGTACACAATTGCAGATGGTGATAATCGAGAGTCTGGAATAGGCACTTTCGATGCTCTTACATTCTTTAGGGATACTGTCCACACCACTCTTGTGGGTGGAGTTTACAATGACTCTGGCCCTCAAAAGATTTTCCTATCAGGTAATGCGCAAATCTTTTGTACTTTTAGCAAGACTGCTTATGAGGAGTTTAGGGATCATTTGCATAGTGGGGTTTACGAACCTGCTGATGCTGCTTTGCAAGCTCACTTAGTAAATGTTAGCAACCCACATTCAGTCACCATTAATCAAATTGGAGCTGAGCCTGTTAACTCCAATATACAAGACCATATTTCAGACGCTGACCCTCACCTGACAGCTGATGAGAGAGGGGCATTAGACAATAGCCCTACGCTTGCCACTGCCGCTAATCCAATTGCCACTCAAGCTGATATTGTCGCCCAGGTAGGCTTAATCGTTACATATCATGAGACCGCAGCGGAAGCTCTTTCAGCCTCCCAAGGTGATGGTGGGGCAGGGCTTCATGTGGCTCCAGAAGGTACATAATCATGCCTATGTTCAACGATGGCAATGAGGTTCAATCTGCATTTGCTAATACTGGTGAGGAGCAGCTAATAGGCTATGTTGATGAATTGATAGTGTATTCAAAGGATGGGGAGCCAGTTATTGAACATGAGTGGGTTCCAAACTTAGGAGCATCATAATGGCTGCTTATCGATATTTTAGGCTTTATACCCACGCTATAAATGAAGCAACGGCTACTTATACTGGGCACCAAGAGATTGAACTAGCTACTACTCCTGGTGGTGTGAGCATAACAAACCCTTCCATGCCTGTTGCTGCGAGCGCATTTCATAGCGCCCCCTATGCGCCAGAGAATATCTTGAATGGAGATCTTATCTCCTATCCAGAGGGCGGTTGGTTAACACCGCAACATCAACATACGCCAAGCTGGATCTACATAGATACTCAAGGTTCGTATGAAATCCGCGAATTAAGAATGTGGTGTACAAACTATGTCCACGTTCCTCCCACTGATGGTGGGGCAGAAAGAGCACCCGAAGTTTTTGACTTTGAAGGCAGCAATGATGGGACAAACTGGACAATTATAAAGTCTTTTACTGGCGTAACAGGTTGGGTTGCCGGTGGGTTGAAAACCTTCGATGTGACTGTAGTTCCAGAAGTTCCAGAAGTCCCTACAGCTTACGGACAACTTACTACACCTTTTGTTCCTACTGGTGCAGGCAGCACATTATCAGCTGACTTTTTAT